GTGCAGTTGGACTATCACACAATGACCAAGACCAAACCGAGCATTCTGTTCTTAAAATAATATCGGAGAACAGCCAATGGACTTAATAACCATAGACTTTGAAACTTATTACGACAAAGAGTTCTCACTGTCGAAGATGACAACGGAGGAGTATATACGTGATCCCCGTTTTGAAGTCATTGGAGTAGCAGTGAAAGTGAACAACAACGAAACGGAGTGGGCTAGTGGGACACAGGAACAAACCAAGGCGTTTCTACAAACATTCAACTGGGAAGAGGCTATGGTATGTGCTCATAATTCTATGTTTGATGGTGCCATTGCTAGTTGGATCTTTGGTATTACTCCTCGGGCTTATACCGATACTTTGTGTATCGCCCGTGCTGTGGACGGGGTGGAAGTTAGTGCAAGTCTCCACGCGTTGGCTGAAAGATATGATCTTGGAATTAAGGGCACAGCCGTATCAGATGCGTTGGGGAAAAGAAGAAAAGACTTCTCGGAAGAAGAACTCTCAAGATACGGAGATTATTGTATAAACGATGTCGAGTTAGCCCATGCGCTCTTCAAAAAAATAGGTGTGGGGTTCCCCAAGAAAGAACTTAAACTCATAGATCTTACCTTACGTATGTTTATAGATCCTGTATTAGATTTGGATCTTGGGTTACTGGAACAACACCTTATAGAAACACGTGACCACAAAGATAAATTGTTGGGTAATGCCGGAGTAGATAAAAAAGATCTTATGAGTAACCCCAAGTTTGCCAAATTACTTGAAGGGCTTGGGGTTACTCCCCCTATGAAAATAAGCCAAACCACAGGCAAGGAAACATTTGCTTTCGCTAAATCTGATGAAGATTTTATGGCACTCGCTGACCATGAGAACTCATCTGTACAAACGTTGGTTGCAGCTCGTCTTGGGAATAAGAGCACACTAGAAGAAACTAGGACACAACGATTTATCGACATCTCGAAGCGGGGTCTGTTACCGGTGCCTGTTAAATATTATGCAGCCCATACAGGTAGGTGGGGTGGGGACGATAAGATCAACCTACAGACCCTCCCTAGTAGGGGCACACACGGTAAGAAATTAAAGCGTAGTATAATACCCCCCAGCAGGCATTCTTTGGTCGAAGTTGATTCTGCTCAGATAGAAGCCCGTATTCTGGCGTGGCTTGCGGAGCAAGATAATCTCACCAATGCGTTTACCAATGGGGAAGATGTCTATGTTCAAATGGCATCCCGTGTCTACGATAAAGATGAAAAGGATATAACCAAAGAAGAACGCTTTGTGGGTAAGACCACTATTCTCGGTGCGGGTTACGGCATGGGAGCAGTACGGTTCAAGGAACAATTAAAAACATTTGGGGTTGATATTGAGTTAGAAGAGGTCAGAAGAATTATAAAGATTTACAGAGAAGCCAACTACAATATAAATTTCTTGTGGCGTGATGCTCAGAATATGTTGGTTAATCTGGCACGCGGGGATGCCGTATCATTCGGTCGTGATAACCTGCTATCGGTAGATGCAAAACGTTGTGCTCTTGAGCTGCCCTCTGGTTTGTTTATGCGGTATGAAGATTTACGAGCAGAAAATGTAGTTAATGAATTTGACGGCGTACCTACTCAAACAATTGAATACACATATAAAACCAGACGAGGCCGAACCCGCATTTATGGTGGGAAAGTTATAGAGAATGTTTGCCAAGCCTTGGCTCGTTGCATCATCGGTGAGCAAATGTTAGAAATATCAAAGAGATACAAGGTTGTATTAACGGTCCACGATTCCGTTGTGTGCTGTGTACCAGACGATGAAGTTGAGGAAGCACGGGGATATATGGAATCTTGTATGTGTATAGTGCCTGAGTGGGCGATGGACCTACCAATAAATTGTGAATCGGGTGTGGGCAAATCTTATGGAGATTGTGAATGATTGATGAATATGAATTAGAAAATGGTTATGGGGCAGTTACGCATAACCAAAATGTATCTGTTAAGGATGATTTTTTATGTTGCCCTAAATGTGATTCAGTAGAGCTAACTATGGACACAACTTCTATGTCTCATGGGATAGTGCATGATAGCAATGGTATTATTGCTGAATTTACTTGTAACGGATGTAGGGCACAAATAACTCTCGCATTGTTTAATGGTGATGTAGGAAGACCGCAACTTACCGCTCGTGTAAATTGGGTAAATAAAGTTGTTCCTCACGTGCCAGCAGCTATTGATAAATTACGGAGTTACTCACTTACTGGATACAGTAAAGAACTTAAACAACACGCAGATAAGTATGATTTATGGGACGTAGAAATAGGTTCTGATGCCGATGTCCCATTTAACCCAAAAGACTACATCTAAAAAATGAGTATTGACCCTTGGTCTTTCAGCAAAATAAAGGCATTTGAACAATGCCCAAAGCAATTCTATCACATGAGGATTGCGAAGGATTATGTCGAATCCGAGACCGAGGCGATGCTTTACGGCACCGCGTTTCACCAAGCCGCAGAAGAATACATAAGAGATGGAACCCCGATGCCCGCAAAGTTTGACTATGCGGTCGGTGCGTTAGACAGTTTGAAATCTAAACAAGGTAACAAACTATGTGAGTATAAGTTAGGGGTTACCAAGGATTTGGAGCCTTGTGGGTTTACTGACGAGGGAGTCTGGTTCAGAGGGATAGCAGATTTAATTATATTGGATGACGATGTAGCATGGGTGGTAGATTATAAAACAGGTAAATCTGCGCGGTACGCAGATAAAGGTCAATTGGAGTTGATGGCACTTGTTGTTTTCAAGCATTTTCCACAGGTCGAAAAAGTAAAGGCGGGTTTGTTATTTGTCGTTTCAAAAAACCTCATAAAAGATGTATACACAAAAGAACAAGTACCCGCTTTATGGGAGAAGTGGTTGGCTGATTACTCTAAATTAGAACAAGCATTCAAAAATGACATGTGGAACCCCAAACCTAGTGGGTTATGCAGACGGCACTGTGCTGTCACCGAATGTGCCCATAATGGAAGAAACTAATGCCCTACACAAATTCCCCACGCCCCTATAAACATGAATACCAAATGCAGAAGAAGCGCGGCGAACATAAGAATCGTATGGAACGCCAGAGGGCAAGACGAAAATTAGATAAAACAAAGGGTAAAAGTTACCGAAAAGGTAAGGACGTAAGTCACAACAAAATGTTGAGCAAGGGCGGTACTAATGCAGATGGGTACAGACTAATGAGTGTTAGTAAGAATCGTAGTCGAAACGGACAGAAACCGAGGAAAAAAACATAACCCAAAGATAGTTGGAGAACAATTTTGGAGATAATAAAAGATAAAGCACTACTGTTGAAATTACGTAACCCGTCTGTTGTCACCACTATTATCCCAAAAAGTCAGGATGTAGGTGATAATAATGTTCTGGTGAAATGGGGCATTGATGAAACTCATGTCTTGGGTAAATTAAATATTAACGTGCCATCACCTATAGAGAAACGTTACGATTGGCCCGGCCAACATAAACCCTTTGAGCATCAAAAGAGTACAGCCGCTTTTTTAACCAAAAACAGAAGAGCCTTTTGTTTTAATGAGCAGGGTACGGGCAAGACCGCATCTGCTATTTGGGCATCTGACTTCCTTATAAAGCAGGGGCGTATAAAACGGGTATTAGTTATTTGCCCGCTTTCGATCATGGATAGCGCATGGCGTAATGATCTATTTACTTTTGCTATGCACCGAAGTGTGGATGTTGCGTATGGGTCTGCCGAGAAAAGACGCAAGATAATTTTAGGTGGTGCCGAATACATTATAATAAATTATGACGGGGTGGAAATTGTAGCTGATGCGATAAAGAAGGGAGGCTTTGATCTCGTGATCGCGGATGAAGCTACTCACTACAAAAACGCCCAGACCAAACGCTGGAAAGTTTTGAATTCGATTCTGGCAACTAATCATTGGTTGTGGATGTTGACAGGCACACCCGCCGCTCAAAGTCCGTTAGATGCTTATGGGTTGGCTAAACTCGTTAATCCTATGGCTGTCCCTCGTTTTTTTGGCTCATTTCGTGATATGGTAATGTATAAGATATCGACCTTTAAATGGGTGCCGAAAGACACAGCAAAAGAAACGGTGTTCAAAGCACTTCAACCCGCCATACGTTTCACCAAAAAGGATTGTCTGGATCTTCCAGACATGGTGTATGTCAAACGTGAAGTCGAACTTACACGCCAACAGAAAAAATACTACAAGCAACTTCGAGATCGAATGGTTATGCAGGCGGCGGGCGAGGAAATTACTGCCGTTAACGCTGCGGTCAATATGAATAAACTCCTGCAAATAAGTTCTGGTGCGGTGTATACCGATGGGGGAGACGCACTGGAGTTTGATATAAAACATAGGTATAAGGTTTTACGCGAAGTCATTGATGAGTCCAGCCAGAAAGTGCTCATCTTTGTCCCTTTCAAACACACCATTAGTATATTGTCACGTAAATTAAACTCGGATGGTATAAGCAACGAGATTATTCAGGGTGATGTCCCAGCTAAGAAGCGCACTGAAATATTCAAATTATTTCAGGAACAGGATGACCCAAGAGTTCTTGTGCTTCAACCAGCCGCTGCCGCTCATGGTGTGACACTAACTGCCGCTAACACGGTGGTGTGGTGGGGGCCGACAAGCTCTCTTGAAATTTATTCTCAGGCTAATGCTCGGGTGCACAGATCGGGGCAAACACATAAATGTACGGTTGTGCAATTACAGGGTTCGCTTATAGAGAAACACGTTTACAGGTTATTAGATAACAAAATACACATTCACACACAAATTATAGATTTATATAAGGAACTGCTTGACTAGCTCATTTACTGACATTAGTATGCACTTCCTACCATGATTTGGGAGAGCAAAATGGGTGACGGGAACGGCGTCGAGCTAGAGAAACTAACTAAAGTTTTTTTGAAGATAAAGGCCAGACGTAGTGAGCTATCTGTTGAGTTCAAGGAACAGGACGATAATCTAAAGATCCAGCAGGATACTATAAAGAAAGCTCTTCTCGACCATTGTAAAGAACACAATGTCGAAAGCGTTAGAACTTCAGAAGGGTTGTTTTACCGAACAGTTAGAACGCGATATTGGACTTCTGATTGGGAGTCTATGTACCATTTTGTTCAAGAACACGAAGTTCCTGAACTTCTGGAAAAACGCCTTAACCAAGGTAATGTCAAACAATTTCTGGAAGAAAATCCCGAGGTTGTACCTATGGGGTTAAACGTGGATTCTGAATATTTAATTTCAGTGAGGAAGAAGTAATGAGTGGACCCTACGTGCCAATTGAAGACTTAGCCAACCATTTTTCAGTATCAGTATCTACTATTCGTGGGTGGTTAAGGCGCA